ATAAAGTTAGATATGTATATACTAAAGATAATTTCTTAACGCAAAAAGGAAGTACAAGAGATTTTTGTAAACTTATGGAAACTTCAAAAAAGATATATAGAAAGGAAGATATTTTACAAATGAGTAATAAAGCAGTAAATCCAGGATGGGGACCTCGTGGTGCTAATACGTATTCTATATGGCTTTACAAGGGTGGAGGTAACTGCCATCATTTTTGGTTGCGTCAGATTTACAAGACTTCTTTAAGAGGTGCTAAAAGTAATATATCATCTAAGCAATTAATATCTTATACTAAAGCTAAGTCAGAAGGTTTTACAGCAGAAAAGAATGACAACTTAGTAGCAAGACCACCAAAGAGAATGAAGAATAACGGATTTTTAGAACCAAGATAACTATGGCATACGTATTATTTATATCAGAAGAAAAACTAAAAGACTCAACATCAATCAACCTTAATGTTGACCCTAATCTATTATTGCCGTATGTTCGTCAGGCACAAAAGCTTTATGTAGAGCCAAAGTTAGGAACACAACTAACACAAAAGCTAAAAGACTTGATAACTGCTGGTACGATAGGCGATGTAGCTAACGCAGCTTACAAGACTTTGTTAGATGATTACATAGGAGATATGCTACCTAATTGGGCGTTTTATCACGCAGTACCTTTTTTACGTTTTAAGATAGAAAATGGCAATATATATTCCAAAACATCTGAGACTGGAAACGCACTTAGCACAGAGGAGAGTCAAAGTTTAAGAGAAGAAGTTTCAAATACTGCTCAATACTATACAGAAAGACTTATAGAGTACATAACTAACAACACAGGTTTATTTCCTGAATACAGTACAAATAGTGGTGCTGATGTTAATCCTGACAGAAATGCTTACTATAATGGTATGAATTTAGAAAGACCAAGCCAACAAGGAACTAGACTTACTTTAAGAAACTTTTTAAACGCATCTGACTATTCATAATGAAGAAACACTATAAACCAAAATTAATTAATGTAACTAAGCTGAAATCCTACTTAGAGAGTAAGCCAAAAAATAATAAGAATGAACGACCTAAGAGACACAATACAAGTAGGATTAGCTAACGGTTCAGCTATTGGTTTTACTTTAGCTAGTGCAAACGAAATACTAAGTTTTGTTGCATTGATACTTTCAATAGCATATACAATATATAAATTTTTTAAATTTGAAGATAATAAATAAATGGCTCGTAAAGTTATTTCAAGCACTTCTAAGAGCATTAGAAGAAAAAGAAAGGGTAGACACTCAAAGCAAGACAAAAACACTTACAGAGGACAAGGGCGTTAGTCTAGTTTTAATTAGAGATACTTTTACAAAGAAGTCTATAATTGGTAAGTTGTACGTTGATGGAGAGGTTTTTTGTGATACTCTTGAGTTGCCTTATAAGGATAATCAAAGACGTATTTCAAGTA